GCGGCGGCGTTTTACCTTATCCCAGATTTCCCAGACTTCGGCGCGGTTGTAGAGTTCATCAATGTCAGAAATGTCTTCACGCTCCGGCATCCAGTTCAGCGGCACTTCTTCCGCATGATCGAACCCACGCCCGACAAGCTCTTCGCGTGTAAACAGATGCCGACGCGCTCGCCACATTGCATCTTCCGGCCTTCGGCTGGGGCTTTCCCGGTAATCTTGCCAATGAACGTACTCAAAGCGGCAACGCTGATCTCCCAGACGCTCAATTTCTTCTTCTTCAAGGATTTGTACGTCTTCACCCTTGATTTCAATTTTTGTCTTTTCTTTAACGATAATCGGTTCATAGACAACCCACACAACGCCGCGCCCCGGCAACAAATAGTCCTCCAGCGCAGCCCGGATAGGCAATTCAGAATCATAAACATCCAGCCCGTAGAGCAATGCCCGTTCCAGAGCGATAGCAACTTGCCGCGCTGACGCATCTCCATCATTAAACCGTCGGCGCACGTCCGGTTGCGCCATACGCGCAAATAATGCGCCTTTCAGCGTCTCAGTATTTGCCCAGAGAATGTTAAACCGGTGCGTGAGCGGCCCAACAACGCCGGTATCACGCTCGTCGCGGTAACGCTCTACGACACGGATGCCACGATCCCGCCAGTCCTTCTCGAACTCGCTGGCCTGATCGATCTCGCGCTGCCAGTACAGCGCGGTCCCGTATAGCTTTTCCTGTTCTGCCTGTGTCTCAGCCATCGGCTATGCTCGCCCCGCCGGTTTTGCCGCGCACGGATATTCCGGCGCTGTGTACTGTCTCTCTGCTGCCGGATACGAGCGGATGCCACCATTCGAGCGGCTGTCCGTTAGCAACCCTGACATATCCGCAAGTTTCAGGCAGCCAATCGATCTCATTTATGTTCTCCGGCGCCAGCGACACACAGGTAGGAACAAATTTCCGACGTTTCGAGTAGTTTGAGCATTGTGCAGTCTCGTTATCCAGTAAAGGACACGCCAAATCCGTATAGAATGCGGCATCTGTCTGGTGATCCCTCAGTTTTACCATGCAGCATTTGCCGCACCCGTCGCATAACGATTCCCATTCCGCCGGGGAGAGTTCTTCGAGTATTTTCTCTTCCCAAAAATTCACACCTAGCCGAATTGTCGCATGACAGACTGCGCTGCCTGGACGCCCATGCCTCCGGGCATCTGTTGTTGGGGCTGCTGCATCTGTTGGGGTTGGGGCATTTGTGCCATCCGGGGCATTTGCGGCATCCCGCCCATCATGGGTGGAGGGGGCGCCGCACCTGTGCTGAGTGCTATCGGAGCGGGACCGGGCATTAACTCGGCCAGATCAATTTCTTCAACTGTCTTGGTTTTTTTGGGAACTCCCGAATAGTCGTCGGGTATTTCTTCCGTCTCTACGGTAATCTTTGCCGTAAGATCGCCAAGAATGCTTACCAGCATCGCAGCATCGGGCATTCCCATGCTACCGCCACCCACGGTGAAACCACTGTCCGGCATACCGTAATCAATCGCCATCAGATTCTTGGCTCCATATATCTTGCCTCATCAAAATCGTGCATTTCCCACAAATCGTCAAGGCTTGGTTTTTTCAACATCTCTTCTTGCCAATCTTTCTCCGGCTCTTTTGGTTTCAAATTCCGGTAGGCAATCGCCAGATATCTGAAGGAATCCGCGGCGTGTGAGGCCCAGTTGTGCAGGGGCGTTTTCTTGAACACGCGCTTCACATCATCCCACTCCCGCTGGTAGGAACGCAGCGCATTCAGGCCCTGCTCACAGGCAAATTCGTCGAAATAACAGTGATGAAGCAGCAACCGTCCGGCGTTTATGCCGTCCGCAATCTTCTGATTCGGCACAATCCGGGGCCGTCTGCCCATGTTAATCAGCGTCTCGGCACGGGTTCTGCCCGTCCCCAATTCACGAACCTTGGCATCGTGGGGCAACCAGTCATCGCCGTACCAGTACCCCTTTTCCTCCATGATTCTGACGTAATGCTCGAGTCCTACGTTGTTGTGTTCGTAGTAATCAATGATACGAACCTCGCCCAGAGTGACTTGAAAAAACCACAGAGCGCACGAATCGCTGATACCCAAATCCCATGCAACGTGGACAGGAATCGCCGGGTCATGCTCGACACGGCAGATGCGGCCTTCTTTATCTGCGTCCTCAATTAACCCTCCGTAATAACTACCCTTGATCGCAGCAGTCCACGAACACTCGAATTCCTGCAAGTATTCGTCTTCACCCATCTCGCGCTTCGCTGCCTCAAGCTCGTGCGGATGGATGACTTCGGTTTCCGACGCCCGGTACAAAGCACGATACCATTCGGGATCATCCGCCGAATCCTCGTAAAGCCGCCAGAAATGATTCCTTCCCTTCGGCGTCCCGATGAATATCGCCCAGCCCTTACGATCAACCAGGCTGGGGCGCACGATCTCACTCCAGACCCTTGGCGACATATCGGCGTACTCGTCCAGTACCACACCGTCCAGATAAATACCCCTCAGAGCATCCGGATCATCTCCCGCTCCCGCCAGCCGAATACGACTGCCGTTCAACAGATCAACTCTCAACTCGGATTGATTTATCTTCGTCCCCGGGATGTCACGGGCGTAGTAACACAGGTAATCCCACGCGACTTGCTTGGCTTGGCGGTAATACGGCGCAAGATACATAAAGCGCCCGTCATGACGCTCGGTTTTAATTTCCAGTGCCTTTGCCAGTAGCTCTGTCACCGCGTAGACGCTTTTGCCCCAGCGTCTATGGCTCACGCAAATCTTAAAACGCGACGGATTGCGGTGCAGATCAAGCTGCTGGGGGCGTGGCGTGTACGGTATCTGTATTTCCATGCCTTTTTTTGTCTACCAGTTGGTTATACGTTTGGCCCGTTGCCTCTAAAGTTGCATCCGCTCCAGTAAAGTCTTGCCACCGCTTAATAGCGACATCAACGTAAGCTGGATTAAGCTCTATGGCATAGCATCCACGGCCTTCCATTTCAGCCGCGATAATCGTGGTGCCAGAACCGCTGAACGGCTCATATACCGCTTGGCCCACAGACGAGTTGTTCACAATAGGACGCCGCATACATTCAACAGGCTTTTGTGTGCTGTGGCCTGTTTCAGACTTAATTGGTTTATCGATTTCCCACACTGTTGATTGCTTGCGCCCGCCGACGTAATGGCCCTTTTTATTCCTCCGCACGGCATACCAACATTCTTCCTCTTTGCTATGGTAGTCGCCGCGCCCGATGACGAATTGGCCTTTGACCCACACAATCAGACTGCGGCGCTGCAACCCTGCGGCCTCTAATGACAGAATACTTTCCGCAACAGCCGCGCCGTTTGTCCAAACGTATGCCACGTCTCCGGGGAATAGCGCCCACGCTTCGCGCCAATCTGCCCTATCGTCGTTTTCCACCTTGCCATCGGCACGCTTGCCGCCAAGCGCGTCCTCGCGCCAACTCGCGTCTAGTCCTAAACCATACGGTGGATCAGTCACCATCAGGTGTGGCTTCACACCGTTCAGAACCTTCTCCACATCGTCAGCGCTCGTGCTATCGCCGCACAAAAGCCTGTGATTACCAAGCACCCACAGATCACCCAATACCGTTGCAGGCTCCTCCGGCGCTTCCGGCACTTCGTCTGGATCGGTTAAACCCTCTTCGATAGGCTCCGCCATGAATTGAGCAAGCTCGTCAGTGTCAAAGCCCGTTAGATCGAGGGCGAAATCCATGCCCTCCAACTCGCCCAACTCCAACCGTAGCAACTCTTCGTCCCATTCGGCCTCTTGCCCCACGCGGTTGTCAGCCAGCCGATAGGCTTTAATCTGTTCGGGCGTCAGGCCACGCGCAATATGTATCGGCACCTCTTCCATATTCAGAGTACGGGCGGCTTCCAGCCGCGTATGCCCAGCAACCACCACCATATCCTCGTCCACCACAATAGGCTGACGCCAGCCAAACTCCTGCAAGGACGCGGCTACCTTGGCAATGGCTGCGTCATTCCGACGCGGGTTCCGCGCATAGGGAATAACGCTGCCGATACCTACGGTGTCAGTCTGCATTTTCTATTTGTTTCTCGGGAGTTACGTCAATAACTTGATGTTCTACTTTAGGCGGCTCTAGGGCAAACGATACCGTGATCTGCTCCGGCAGGCCCTCGTGTATCGTCTTGGTAGTGTCCTGCCAGCCAGCCCGTGCCTTCAGCCAGAAGATGCTGGCGATGGTATCCTTGCCGCCGCTGGCTCTGTCGTACAGGCTTTTCGCCACACTGAAATTAGCCTTGGCCGCGCCGGTGTCCAATTCATGGCGGTAACACTTACGCAGCGTCTTGGGCGTTATATCCAGCAACGCACCGATGGCCGTTTGATCCAGCCCCATACCGATGGCACTCGTCACCATTTTACGCGTCGTCTCGCTCGGCTTATGCGGGGGCCTGCCCACGCCATGTTGATTAAGAACGCCTTTTTGTTCTTCGGCCATTTTTTCTTATATCTCATATTTTATAAAGATTGCAATACGGGGCGCAGATACACCGGGGGTGTTCAGCTATATTCATGCCCTTTTTGTACCCCTTATTCTAGGGGGCACGGGCAAAAGGGCTGGGTGGGGGGCTGAGGAGTTAGGAGTTGGGCTGCGTGTATTACCCCAGCTAGGCCAACGACACCGCCACCGGCCCGCCAAGTCGGAAGAAAATCCCAGAATCGAAAACGCCACAGGGGCCCCCTTGCCCCCGCCCGTACCTAGGCCCACCTCCTCGGGCCAGAGCCCGCCTGTGCGCGCCCTGTGCGCCTGCGTCCCCATGCCAGCCGCTTGCGTGGCCCAGCCCCACCGCCGAACTGGTTTGGGTTCGTGAACCGAACGCGAACCGCGAACTGAAAAACCGCGAACCGAGGGCTTTTTGCCCGGCCACAGGGGGGTGGCGGGCGTGTCCAGCCCAACCATCCTCCGGCCTCTCAACCCTGTTACTAGCGCATACAGGGGGCTACAACCGCCTCTGGGCAGGATATTGCCTAACCATGCCGGCCCGGTTTTTACCGCCTGACACGGCGCATTCTGGGTGCCTAGCCTTCCCGTTCCCAAGTCTTCTTCATTGCCTGCATAGGCCCTATATCTGAGAACCTATCAATAACAATATTACTCTCCTTCTTATACACTGGTGTTTTACAATGGATTGTAGGCCGCTCACGGCCCCCCACTACGGCCTGTGGTGGCACCCCCCTATTCCGTGGCAGTGCC